CAGCTACGTCTAAATCAATTTCTGTCATATATATCCTATGGGTTTGGTTTAATATTAAACTAATGTTTATTTTAAGAACTTTGTTTCACGTTTGAAGTGAACAATTCTGTGACAATTGGCACAAAGTAAGTGGCATTTGTCTGCTTCTTTTATGAGGTCTTCCCACTTTCTAGCCATATTACGCTGGGATAATGGGAATTTCTTTTGCTCTGGGTCTTTGTGATGGAAGTCAAAGGCGACATATAATGGAGAGGCATTACATCTCTCACATACGCCACCTTTATAAGCGACTAAATCACGTCTACGACTGTTACGTTTACTTCTTTGTTTGTCAGTGGGTATCTGCCCATGTCTGACCCTGCTTGTATTCACCCGTGAGCGGGCATCGCAGTTCGTAGAATTCCCCAGCAAGTTCAAAAGATTTGACTGCTTCTCGTCCGACAATATCGGCTAACTCCTTTTTGCATATGACTTGGATTTCGTCATGGACATGCGCCACAAGTGCGTAGTCCTTTCCAAATTCGTAGCCCATGCGGGTTAAGTTTTCGTAGAATATGACTGTTGCTCTCTTCGCCAGGATTGCCCCAGCCGATTGCAACAGCATGTTTAATGCAGAATGTTCAGACCTAATTGGTAGTGTTCGACCATCTAATCCAGTTAATGAACCTTTAGATTTCACACTTTTAATAACAGCTTCACGTAGTATCTTGATTGCAGGTGTCGCTCTCATGAATTTCTTTATGAGTTTGCGACCCTCAGTCTCACTACCACCAACGATAGAACCAATCTTTGCAGCACCTGCCCCATATAAAAAACCATAAATAAAGGTCTTTGCATTATTTCGAGTAGGTAAACCCGCAGAGCGTTGATTCATAGAATGCACGTCCCCAGAGGAAACCTCATTGGCATATATTCCATCATCATACTTAGCCATATAATGAGCCAAGCAAACTAATTCTAAGGATGATAGGTCTGCGCCAACAAGCACATTGCCCTTTGGTGCATGGAATAATGAACGACATTCAACACCGTAAGGCGCATTAACACTGGGTGTTTGGGAAACATTTGGCCTATTATGGGTGCAGCGGAAGGTTGCAGTGCCTGATGTAATCACCTGACCATGCATTTTTCCGTTACGCTCCAACTTGAGCCATGCGTTTTGCCCAGTTGCCAGTTGGCCCATACGTTTATTCAGTAACAAAAACTCACATAAGAGGTCTGCTTCTTCATAATCAAGCTGCTTTAGAACGTCTTCATCCACTTTTGGCTTACCATTTGTGGTATATTCAGTGGGTTTCCAGCCATGTATGACCTTCAATCTGTCTGCAATATGGTCACGAGAGGCGGGGTTAAAGACAATGCCCTTCACTTTGAACGTCATCACACCCTTCTCGTAGCCCCGTGTTTTATTATTAACTTTGGGTATGAACGGGGTGCGTATTTCCCACGGCGGGAATGCTTCTTGTAGTTGAGCCTCTAAGATTGCCTTACGAGTTTGTAACTTCTCTAAGAGTTTGTTTGCAGCTGCTACATCGAAGTGAAACCCATGGGCTTCTTGCTTGCGAATAATAGCTGCAAATTCATGTTCAAGCAGCACACTTTCTGGTGTCGGTTTTTTGCTTAAAATCTTATCGTAGAGCGTGAGGTTTGAATAAATATCACCCTCACAATAGGTCTGCATTTCTGTCGACCAATGCTCCCAACCAGCTTCATAAGTAATTTTGTGAGTGCCTAATCTATGTCCCCACGCTGCCAATGAATGTGACCCAATAAGTTTTCTTGGGAACTCAGCATTTTTCTTTATGTAGTTGAAGTCGTTTTGCTTTAAATCTGACCACACGAGACGGGATAAAATGAGTGTATCGTGTAGCTCTCCAAGGTAGGTAAACCCATAAACTTTAAACAAAGCTGGCAGGTCAAAGCCTTGGATATTGTGACCAATAAGTAGTTCTGCGTTGCCTAATATCTCAAGGCCATCTTTAATAGATGTGTATCCTGGTTGGTCTGCACAAGATAGCATCTCTTTTGTGTCGACATCTAGCATAACCAATGAGTGACAAACATTAAGTTCATCAAGCAAACCATTGGTTTCTATATCGAATAATATACGTTTCAAATAAGTCCCTCTCGACTAGCTATTAAAAATCTTCTGTGGTTTCAGTCTCATCCTCAAATGTATTGGGGTCTGAAACTTCAGCCATACGTCCTGTTTCTTTGTTGTAATGGACGTAACAACCCACGCCTGTTTCCCCCGTGAACCTGTTCTTTAGGACACGGATAGTTGAAACATTTGGGGTGTCAGATTGTTGGTCACGCTCAACGCCCAAACAGATGTCACTGAGTTGGGCAATTGCTGCACTTCCTCTGAGTGAATTTAGGTTGGTTTCGAGGCCGTTTTCCCAGCCTCTATCGCCTGATGGTCGCTTCAAATGTGATACGAGAATGAGGCCAAGACCTGTCTCTTCACATAGTGAACGCAGCTGGGTCATTATGGAATCAATTGCTTTTCGTTCATCATGATTTTCTTGAGAACTTACAACGATTGATAAGTGGTCTAAAACGACCCAGCCTACGCCACATGCTTTGGATAAATAGCGAATACGATTTAACAGGTTATCAGTCGCCATCGACCCAAAATGGTCATACAAAAACACACGTCCACTTCCAACGGTTTCGTCAAAAGCAACACGCAGTTCTCCTTCAGTCACGCCTTCTCTGGCAATATGCAGTGGTTTGTTCATGGATAATCCCATGAGCGACAGAGCTGTGCGTTTCGTGTTTTCCTCAAGAGCAATGTAACCAATGCTCTCTCCACGTTTTAAGAGTTCATAACTAATCTCTCGACACACTTGGCTCTTGCCGACCCCAGACCCTGCGGTAATTGTGACCAACTCACCCCGCCTCATGCCTAATGTTTTCTCGTTTAGTTTTGCAAATGGGTAATCAATAGAGGGAATTTCATCATCTTTGATAATGTCTTCCCACATATTCTTGCCATCTATAATCCCATCAGGGCGATAGACTTTGGCATCCCACATAGCACTTACAAGTTCGCCATGCTTATTTGCAACGAGCATTTCGTTGGCATCTTTCAGTGGCAAGGTGGTTATATATGCCTTTCCAACGGATAATACGGATGCAACTTCTTGGGCAGCGGTGCGCCCAGCAGCATCATTATCGAAGCATATGACCACTTTGTCATAGCTTTCACAGAACTCTAATGAGTTTGCGACAGCCTTCTTTGCACCCGCTGCGCCAGTTCCAACGCTTACGACAGGAAACTTATTGCCCTGGACTTGGCTCATAGAGAGTGCGTCTATCTCGCCTTCAGTAATGACAAGTATCTTGCCACCCTTGTTGCGAAATAGATGCTGACCAAAGAGGCCAGCTTTCTTTGTATCTCCAATAAACTTGAATTGTTTATCTTTGAAACGCAGCTTTTGTGCGACTGGGCTGCCTGTACTATCACGGTACGTTGCAATTTGTACGGCTTCGCCATGGTAGTCGCCTAATGTGTAACCATATTTACGGCATGTTTCTTCAGTTATGCCACGCCTTGGTAAGGCTTGTGCTTCCCCAAAAGGAAGTAAATCTTGATTCATACGTGTTCCACTTGGTTTTTCTTCTCCATCACCTCTGGTTCTTGTGGTGCAAGAGAAACAATAGGTATGCCCATCGCTATAGATGGCTCTGGCATCAGAGCTACCGCACGATGGGCATGGTTCTTTGCGTAGATATTCGCTTTCGCTATCCAGCAAATGAGTAGACCGCATAGCGTGAACCACTTGGTGCAGTTCGAAGGGTGCTATGAATGTCGTGACCTAGTTTTTTCAAATCATAGATAACAGCAGCTAAACGCCAGATGTTATAGTTTGATTGCGCCTCAAGTGGTGAGATTGAGCCGTAGTTTTCAAGATGGTATTTTACTTTTTGCAATTGTGTCATTGTCAAAATTCCTATTTGTCAGGTGTGAATGATTGGCCCACCAGGGCGGTGAGCCATTAAGTTTAAATTGTTGGGATGATTTCATCGGTTTCATACCAATGACCTGCATCAAAGTTTGGGCAGGTCTTACCCTTGTCGAAATCAACGTGGCCTTTGACCGTAGCAGTTGGGAATTCTTCAGCGATTAGTTTATCTATTGTCTCTCGCAAGACAGCCATTTGCTTGTCGGTATAATTGATTTCGGGATTGGGGTTGTCTTGGCGCATACCTCCGATAAGGCATATGCCCACAGTGAATTTATTTTTTCTGCGAACATGTGCGCCAGCTCTATGTAAGGGTCGTCCAAACTCCAGTGTGCCATCACGTTTAATTACGAAATGATAACCACACCCTAAAAACCCACGTTCTCTATGAAGACGGTCAATTTGTCTTGCGCCTATATCCATAGATGGGGGTGTTATTGAGCAGTGAACGACGATATATTTAACGTCTTCCTTATTCATTGAGCCAACTTTCAGGCACTAATCCTTTGGCGTATTTGAAGCCATGCTTCTCACACCATTTGCCATATGTTGTTGATGATTGTTTTGAAATTTTGGTATTCGGGTTGGAGAAAACCATACGAATATCAAGGTGAGGATGCTGCGCTTTTACGAGCAACATCTTTTGGCGGTCTGCGGTAACAAACCTGCCCTTACTTTCTACTACGATTACTGTACCGCTCTTAGTGGTGATGTAGAAATCTGGTGTATAATGCGCAGTGCGTGTTGGAACTTGGTATGCAAGCCTATGCTGTTCATACTCAAAATTCACGCCTTTGCTATGAAGGTCTGAGGCCAGACTTTCTTCTAAGCCTGACCTCCATCCATTCTTTATTGCTCTTGCTCGTAGTGCAGAACGGGCGGGTGATACCCTCCCAGTCTTAGAAGTCAGCTGCAGTGTCCATTTCATCTGATGTAAAGGTGTCACTGGCTGGAGCTTTTTCTTCAGCTTTAAACCCATCTTCATCATCAAACATTGAGACAACATTGCCATTCATTGGTGATACAAGATTTAAGATTTGTACTGCTTGTGGTCTAAGAGCCAGACCAAAAGCCTTATTGGAAGACATTGCATAAGGTATAACAGTTGCAGCTATTTTAACTTCAGAGCCGCCTCCGATTTGTGCATCTGTAGGTTTACGAGACGCATCCACAATAGCAATTTTCATGTCTATTGAACGCCCATCGTTGGTCTGTATCCTTGCCTTCTGCTTAAATTTGAAAAGATAGTAACCTGTAAGATTACCCTGGTCGTCTATCTCTTCCTCATAAGGTGTGTTGACATTGAAACGTGATAACTTTGGGTCACGCTTTATAGATGCTTCTTTGTATGTCTTTAAGATTTCATCTAATTGTTTGATAAGAGGAGCAGCATCTTCCGCTTCTACTTTTAATGTCACTTTGT